TTGCCCCAGTCGGAAACGGCGCTGGGCCAAGGCGGCTATATACGAATTGGAAAGCAGGCTGCGACTTTCCCGTTCAAAAGGCCGCAGTACACAATCCGCGCGGCGCAAAGCGAACCCAAAACCCTGTCATCAATCTGGTGACGGCACGTAACCAATTCGGTGACGCCTGACATAATGGCGTCACCACTACGGTGACAGGCCGTAGTCAAATCAGTGACGAAACTGGCTACTCGCCCTGCCCTTCCGTCACCAAATCAGTGACATCCTTAGTTACCATACCCATGTAAACTGAACCTAGGCTATCAGACCGTCAGCGCACCGGAACAGATTGGCATAAAGTGCGATAGATTAAGTGAGGCATTGAGAATCTAGGTAAGCATTGCTGACCTTGTTATTATGATGACGTCATAGCTCAGGGCGTCACATGCAAGCAATCACCCGCACACCGATAGCAACCGGCGATCCAGTAACCCCCGAGGAGCTGGCCGATCATCTGAGGATTGAGGCTATCGAGGCGGCTAGTGCCATGCGGTACGCGCGGGCAGCGGCTGATGAGATCGAGCAATACACCAACCTTGCGTTGTTAGATCAAACGATCACGGCGGTGGCCGATCCCCTCACGGCTAAGGTGCATTCATTGCCCATTGGCCCGGTGCAGGCAGGCGCGACCATCACGGTTGATCTGCAAGAGTATGATGGCAGCTACACCCCTGTCACTGATGGCTGGTATCTGGTGGCAGGGCTTCACGCTGCGGTTCACTTCGACAACATCCCCGGCGGGCATCTGCGCATAACCTACACGGCAGGCTATGGGGCTGACGCTGCGGCGATCCCGGATGATCTGCGCTTAGCGATCTGTGACCAAGCTCTGCGGCTCTACGATCGGCGCGGCGATGTGGACAATACACCGGGGCTTGCACCATCTACTGCCCGCATCTGCGCACGTTACCGGCGGGTTGCGGTATGAGCTGCACCCCCATACCCCGGCAGGCTCACAAGGGCCGTGAGAGGGGCGCATACGGCGCTAAGGTACCAATGCCGGAGCTTTCTCCGTTTACTGGCACCGATGTGTGTACTCTTGCGTTCTCTCTCCCGAAAAAATCCGGGGTAGGGTTATGACGGTGCGGGCGACTAAATCCGCATCGGCGGCGCTGCGGTTCCTTCCCAAGCTGGTAGTTCCCGAGGGCAGACTAGCGGGCAAGCGGCTGCGGCTGGCCAGCTATCAAAAGCAATTTATCCGGGGCGCATTTGCTAAGGGCGTCAACGTGGCCTGTCTGTCGATCGGCAGGGGCAACGCCAAAACCGCTATCTCTGCGGGCATCGCTCTAGGGCATCTGATGGGCGAGATTGAGTGCCAGCCCAAGCGCGAAATCGTCTTTGCAGCTCGTAACCGAGATCAAGCGCGCACGGCGTTCGGGTTCCTTGTCGGGTTCATCGAAGGACTGCCTGAAGATGAGCAAGAGCAATTCACGATCCGGCGCGGTTCTAAGCTGGAGGTTGAGACAGACGCCAACGGCGGCGGGCTTGCGCGTGTTGTCGCGGCGGATGGCAAAAGCATTCTGGGCGGCGCGCCAACGCTGGCAATCTTGGATGAGCGGGCCGCTTGGGAAAGTGGCAAAGGTGACAACTTAGAAAACGCGATCTTGTCAGGGCTTGGCAAGCGCGACGGGCGGGCGCTGATTATCTCGACAAGCGCGCCTGACGACGCAAACACATTTAGCCGTTGGTTAGATGAGCCTCCCCCCGGCACCTTCGTTCAAGAGCATCGGCCTAGCCCCGGCTTGCCGCCTGACGATCTGGAAAGCCTGCTGATTGCCAACCCCGGCGCAAAGGAGGGCATCGGCCCTACACCCGATTGGCTGGTAGCGCAGGCGCGGCGGGCGATTGCGCGCGGCGGTTCGGCCCTATCCAGTTTCCGAAACCTCAACCGGAATGAGCGCGTGGCATCGGACGATCGTTCGGTGCTGCTGACGTTTGACGAATGGGTAGCCTGTGAGGTTTCCCCGGATGATCTGCCCGAGCGTGACGGGCCGGTAGTTCTGGGCATCGACTTGGGCGGTTCCCGTTCCATGTCGGCGGCGGCGCTGTATTGGCCCGATACCGGGCGCTTAGAGTGCGTTGGCGCTTTCCCCAGCAATCCCAACCTTGCCGATCGTGGGCAGGCTGATGGCGTGAGCGGACGTTACACCGAAATGCACGAGCGCGGCGAGCTGGTGACAATGGGCGACACAACCGTACCAGTGGCGCGGTTTATGGCCGATGTGGTGGAAAAGCTGGACGGGCAAACCCCGGCGGCGATCTGCGGCGATCGGTTCCGCCATGCTGAGTTTTTGGAGGCGCTGCGGGACGCTGGCCTAGATCGGGTTCCGTTCATGTGGCGGGGCTTTGGTTGGAAAGATGGCTCTGAGGATTGCGAGAGGCTGCGGCGGGCGGTGTTCGAGGGGCAGGTTCGGGCTAAGCCTTCCCTGCTGCTGCGTTCGGCGTTCTCTGATGCAATCACGCTGGTTGATCCGGCAGGCAATCACAAATTAGCGGCGGGACGCTCTACCGGGCGCATTGATCCGGTAGCGGCAACGGTTCTCGCAGTAGCACAAGGCCAGCGTATGAAGCGCGCCCCCGCAAAGGGAAAGGGGCGCATCACATGGGCATGAGTGCAAGCAAGCTGGACCGGCGCATCGTCGTTCTACGCGCTGAAATGGTGGATGACGGATACGGCAACGTAACGGGCGAGTTCGTCCCCCTTGGCACCTTCTGGGCGCATCGAGCTGACGTGAGCGATAGAGAAAAGGTGGCAGCGGCATCGGTGGAATCCACCATCACAACCCGTTTCACCGTCCGATCGACCGAAGCCACCCGAGCGATAACACCCGCTGACCGCATCCAACACGCGGGCCAAGACTTCAACATCACCGGGCGCAAAGAGAGCAAAGAGGGCCGGTTCCAGTTCATCGAGCTGACCGCAAGCGCGGTGGTGAGCTGATGAGCAATAGGCCGGGCAGATGGGCGTTGAAGCGTAAAGAGTGGCAGGCGGTGCGTCATGCCGTTCTGGAACGCGATAGCTGGACTTGCCAGCACTGCGGTTCGCGTCGGCGGCTGGAGGTGCATCACGTCAAGCGCGTGGCAGACTTCCCGGCATTGGCGTTCACCCCGTCCAATTGCCTTGTTCTCTGCGCATCCTGTCACACCAAGGAAACCCACAAGGAATTGGGGCGCGTCCCCGATCCTCAACGCCAGCAATGGCGCGAAGCTGTGGCCGAGCTGGCCACGTCACCCAAACGAGCAGAAGGAAAATCACATGCTTGATAGTGTTAAAATCCAGCGTCGGCAGTCGGAAATCCGGCAATCTCTGGCTGAGCTGACAGGGGCTGAAACCCTGACCGAAGAAACCCGTTCCAAGATGGACAAACTCGACCAAGAATATCAGGACGGCGAACGCAAGTTCCGCGCGGCTCTGATTGGCGAGGCCGAGGAGCGTGAGCAAGCCAAGGGCGAATTAGAAACCCGTTCCGGCACCGAATGGGCCGATATGATGGGCAAGTTTGAGCTGCGGCAAGTGGCGCTGGCACTGGATGAGGGCAAGACGCTGGATGGCGCAACTGCTGAGATCATCGAGGAAATGCGCAGCGCGGGCGGCTATCGCGGCATTCCGATCCCCTATGAAGCTCTAGAGCAACGCGCGGGCGAAACCGTCTCAATCGGCACCCCTGAGCCTAAGACGATCCGCCCGATCATCGACCGCATTTTCCCCGGCTCTGTCGCTGAGAAGCTGGGCGTTCAACGCATCGGCATCGCCCAGGGCGAAACCGCTTTCCCCGTTGCCACCTCTGGCGCGGTGTTTGGCTGGCAAACCGATGAGCTGAGCAACGTGGGCGCGGCAAACCCCTATGCCACCTCTGAGCGTAGCTTGACACCGGACCACACCGGCGGCGCGCAAATGGTAATCAGTCGAAAAAGCCTGAAGCAAAGCGGCGCAGGGCTGGAAGCGGCAATCCGGCGCGACCTTAATGCAGCGATCGGGGCTGAGCTTGACCGTGTGGTTATCAACGGTTCCGGCGCAGCGGGCGAGCCTCTGGGCATCATTCCCGGCGCGGCAACCTACGGCATCACTTCCACCCCGGTAGGGGCTGCGGCATCGTGGGCAGCGTTCCGGGCCGAGATCGTGGCATTCATGGAAGCCAACGCGATTACATCCCCCGGCGGCGTCAATTTGGCCTTTGATCCGGCTATTTGGGCCGATCTGGATGAGGCGCTTATCTCTGGCACGGCTGTTTCCGAGTGGGACCGCCTGACAAAGCATGTCGGCAACCCGGCGATTAGCAACACCATCCCGGCGGAAAGCGCGATCCTGACTGCCAATGTTGGCGGCATCGCCCCCGGCTATCTGGGCGTATATGGTGGCGTGGACGTAATTTCTGACCCCTACACAAAGGCGGGTTCCGGTTCTCTGGTTCTCACTGGATTGGTTACGGCTGACTTTGTGGCACCGCGTGGGCTTCAAACCCGCATCCTTACCGGCTTGGCGGCTGTGTAATGCTCTGGGGCGCAGCAACGGGCGCGCTGGAGCTGCGCGCCGATAACAAGGGAGGCGTCCGAGTTTTCGGGCGCTTTCCCTATGCATCTGAAACCGAGCTGGCACCGGGCAGGGCCGAGCGCATCGAGGCGCGGGCCTTTGCTGAAAGGATCGAGGCGGGCGGCGACATTCATCTGTTGTTTGGCCACGATTATCAGCGACCCCTTGCCAGTCGGCAGGCGGGTTCACTGGAGATCACCGACACCGATGAGGCGCTAGAGTTTCGGGCCACGATCAACGGCAATACAAGCTGGGCGGCTGACTTTCTGGCAGCGCATGACGCGGGCCTTATTCGGGGTATGTCACCGGGCTTTAGGGTTTCCAAGGGCGGCGAAAGGATCGAGCGGCGCGGCGACGGGTTGTTGCGATCTGTGAGTAAGGCCGAGCTGTTTGAAATCTCTGCTGTAACGCGCGGCGCATATGGGCAGGCGCAGATTGAGGCGCGGGCTTGGGGCTGCGTTGGAAGCGACAACGCATCTACCGGCCTTCACCGTACCCTTAACCGCTGGAGGGCATAAGCATGTGGCCATTTACAAAACGAGCGGCGGGCGACCACCTCCCAAGTGAAACCCGATCGGGCGGCGCAAACTACACGGCGCAGATTATCAACGCGCGGCAAAGCTACTTTGCAGGCGGCGGCGATGTGGCCGAGCTGACAAGCGCGGTGCAGACCTGTGTGAGCCTCTGGGAGAGCGTTCTAAGCGGCGCTGATGTAACCGGCACCGATATTCTGGACCGGCACACAATGGCGCTTATGGGGCGTTCTCTGGCCTTGCGTGGCGAGTTCGTGGGCATCATTGGCGAGGGCATCATTCCCGCGACCGATAGGGACGTAAGCACCCGCAACGGCATTCCCCGCGCATACCGTCTGAGCATCCCCGAGGCATCGGGCGGGCGCAGCGAAACACGGCTGGCGGCTGAGGTTCTACATATCAGGATTGGCAGCGATACCGCGACACCGTGGGCAGGCACACCACCCCTGCGGCGCGCGTCACTGTCGGCTAACCTTTTGCATGAGGTGGAAACCGCTTTGCGTGACACGTTCCGAGATGCACCGATCGGTTCTCAGGTTCTACCATTGCCGGATTCCAGCGCCGAGGACATGGAAGCAATGCGGCAGGCGATCCGGGGCAAGCAAGGCCAGACCCTTGTTATCGAGGGCGTGGCGCAGGCAACGGCGGCGGGCATGAACCCGCAATTAGGCCAGCGCCGTGACGATCTCACACCCGATCTGCACCGGGCTGAGGCATCAACCTTGCTGGAGAGTTCACGCGGCGCGGTGGCTGAGGTGTTTGGCGTTCCGCGCGCATTCTTCAATCCGGCATCAACCGGGCCTGTATTCCGCGAGGTGCAACGGCATTTGGTGCAATACACCTTGTCACCCCTTGCCAAGCTAATCAGCGATGAGGCCAGCACCAAGCTAGGCGGGGCTGTGTCTGTGGACGTGGAAACCCCAACGCAAGCCTATGACACCGGCGGCAGGGCGCGGGCCTTGTCTGGCATCATCAAAGCGATGGCCGAGGCACAAGAGGCGGGCATTGATCCCGAAAAAGCAATGAAGCTGGTAGGCTGGGAGTAATAGCGTTTGCAGTCGCTGGTTTTAGTTCTTTCGGCCAAACTGCACGGTATAGACGAGGAGTCACGTTAGAACCCCGTCAAGGCGCGGCCACCTTCACCTCTTGGGAGGCGCGGCGCAGGCCAGCACGGTTAGAGAGTCCGGGGCTGGCCCGTCTTACCAGACGCAAAACGGCAGGGGATCGGAGGGCAGCGGGATGTTGCGCCGGTCCCCGACAACCCGCAATGAGCCATTCATTCGTCGCTAGGTTCAGGCGTTGCGCTATGGAAAAATGCGGAGGCCGTATTGAGGACCATGTTGCGCTCTGGAATAGGTCCGGAGAGTTCAGCGAAAGGGCTATCAGCATCGGCGGGACTGTGCAGGTGAAGCAACGTACCTTCGATCCCAGCAACCTGCCAAACTTCAGAGTTTTCCGTTAAACCGTTTTCGTAGCCTGACAAGGTTACGATAGTGTAGGTTTTACCGACTTCAAACATGGGATGTTCCTTGGGTTATTCATACCCCCCGTCATGCGCTACGGGGATGAGGGCAATCTAGATATAATCGACTCTCGGCTCATACTCTGGAGGCACGTCGCCTTTTTCAATCACGGCATCAATCGCGGCTAGCGTGGTTTGGATATTTGCCACAACTGCCAAGCGATCATCGCTATACGTGCCAAGCCGAAATACTTCTGCCATGCGCCGCTGTACGAGTTCAGCGCGCAATTCTTTTAGCTCATCGATAGTTGTCATGGGATGTTCCTTGGGTTGATCGGCACACCCTTATCATACCCTTCAGGAATGTGGGGTACAACCTGCGGTCGAACACCACAACGAGCAGCGCTGCTTAGTATAAGGGGGGCACGGAAAAGTTTAATGAATTCCCAAGGGCAATTGAAAGCAAACCCGTGTTACCCCAAACGTTACCCCAAGCGCAAAACGACGAAAGCCCCCGAAGGGGCTATCTCGTAAATACCTGAAATATTTTAGGAAATTGGCTCCGGCGGTAGGGATCGAACCTACGACCAATTGATTAACAGTCAACTGCTCTACCGCTGAGCTACGCCGGAATGCCTATGTCTGTCTTTCGGGCAACGCCTTCGGACAGCGGCTCTTTAACGCGGGCAGTCCGGGGTGCGCAAGTGCAATTGGTCCATTGTGGCGATTTTTTTTCGATTATTTGCCTCCGCTTGGAATTAGCCTCTGTCACCGCGGTATCGGGCGCGCCTAAATCACAGATACGTTACAAATCCCCCACCCCCGCGCTTGAGGGTGGACGGGTCGCGCGGACTGGGATTGATACTGGCCCGGTGAGCACAACCCAAAGTCCTGAAAGGAAAAATCATGACCTTCCTCTCCCCATACCGGCCGCAGATACTATCGCTTTTCCGCATCATGTCGGGCCTATTGATCCTACAACATGGCACGAGCAAAATTCTCGGCTTCCCGACCAGCCAGATGAGCGGCGTGTCGATCGCCTCCTTAGGTGGCATCGCCGGGGTCATCGAGCTGATCTTCGGCGTCTTGCTGGTGATCGGCCTGCTCTCGCGGCTGTCGGCCTTTATCCTGAGCGGTCTAATGGCCGTGGCCTATTTCATCGCACATATGCCACAGGGGTTTTTCCCGATGCTGAACGGCGGTGAACTGGCCGCGCTCTACAGCTTTGGCTTCCTCTACCTAGCGGCTGCCGGTCCGGGGCCATGGTCTGTTGACGCGAAACGCGCTCAGGGCTGAGCGTTTAGATTAAACTGGCATGGCCCGATACCGGGCCATGCCAATCCTACGGGGGGGCGGATGCCTTGGGGCTCAGAAACCCGCCGCCTGCCCGTCTTTGCGCGGATCGGACCCGGCGGAATAGCCGCCTTCGGGCAAGCGCTGCACCAATTGCGCCCCGCCGAAACCGAAAGCATTGTCAGGCGCTTCGACATGGACGACATGGCCCAGCTCGCGCAGCCCTTGCAAAAGATCCGGCGCCATGGCCGGTTCGCAGGCCACCTCAAGTCCCGATAGGATCCGCCAGCGCGGCGCATCGGCGGCGACCTGAACGTCCTGCCCCCAAAGCTGCGTACGCAGCAGCAGTTGCATATGGCCCTGCGCCTGAATCGGCCCGCCCATCATGCCATAGGCCATCAAGGGCTGGCCGTCCTTCATCGCGAAACCGGGGATGATCGTATGGAAGGGCCGCTTGCCCCCCGCCACGATATTCTGGTGCCCCGCCTCGGTGGTGAACCCAAAGCCACGGTTCTGCATTGAGACCCCCGTCCCCGGCACCACCACGCCCGAGCCGAAGCCCGCGTAGTTCGACTGGATGAAACTGACCATCATGCCCGAGGCATCCGCCGTGCTCATCAAAACCGTGCCGCCCTGTTTCGGCGCTCCCGCGCCGAAATCTTGCGCCTTGTCGGCTGAGATCAGTGCGGCGCGAGATTTGAGGTACGCCGGATCAAGCAGCGCCTTTTCGTCCACCTTCGTCATGGCAGTCCGATCTGCCACATAGGCATGCAGATCGCTATAGGCCAGTTTGCAGGCTTCGATCTGCAAATGCACCGCCATCAGGTCATCAGCCCCGTGGGTGCGAATGTCGCTATGCTCCAGTATGCCAAGCGCCATGAGCGCGGCGATCCCCTGCCCGTTTGGCGGAATCTCATGCAGCTCCACACCGTCGAAGCTTTGGCTGATCGTGCCGCACCATTCGGGCTTGTTGGCGGCCAGATCGTCCATGCTCATCGCGCCGCCATTGGCCTTGGCATGGGCCACGATCTCTTGCGCGATCTCGCCTTCGTAAAAGGCGCGGCCATTGGTTTCGGCGATCAGACGCAGGGTACGTGCGGCGCCGGGGTTGCGGAACCGCTCGCCCGCGCGCGGGGCACGGCCCTCGGGCAGAAATGTCTTGGCAAAGCCCGGCTGCTTGCCCAAAACCTCGGCCCCGCGCGCCCAAAGCGTCGCGATGGTGGGCGAAACGAGGAAGCCCTCTTCGGCATAGCGGATCGCCGGGGCCAGCACGGTCGCCAGATCAAGCTTGCCGAACTTCTCCATCAATTCAACCCAAGCACTGACCGCGCCCGGCACGGTGACACTGTCCCAACCATGTTCGACCATGCCATCCGGAAAACGCTCGGGCGACCATGCCGCTGGTGCCCGACCCGAGGCGTTGAGCCCATGCAGTTTCTCGCCATCCCACAGGATACAGAAGGCATCAGACCCCAGCCCATTGCCCGTCGGCTCCACCACCGTCAGCGCCGCGGCGGTGGCGATCGCCGCATCCACCGCATTGCCCCCTTGCTGCATCATCAAAAGCCCTGCCTGCGTGGCCAGTGGCTGAGAGGTCGCGACGACATTATCGGCAACCACGGGGGATCGGTGGGACGGGTAGATGGGATCGTGACGAAGCATAGCTGTCCTTTGCTTGGGTAAGGCCAGCGGCGCGGTCAAACCGGCCGCCTGTGGCGTTGCCGGCAAAGTGAACGTGAATGCATCTGCATGCAACTGCCCAGCAGAATAATTCCGAGGTCAGAGAGTGGGCCGATCGCTGTCGCGCCAACCGCGGTTGCCATGCGACCTGCGCGCCTTGAGACGCAGTATTTTTCGATGGTGACGGAAACTTCGTTCGCAATGAGAGGGGGTGAAAACCACGACCCAGAGGGCCCAAAGACGGCTCGCCTCTCGATATTGCCATGCCCTTGCACAAAGCGACTGGTCGGCATCGGAAAAGATGCAATTGTGCAGAATGCGAGACCAGTCTCTAACGTTAACCAACATCTGGAACCTCCCTTTCGCATGGCGACAGGGCATCGCGCCACTGTAACCGCCTAGGATTTGGTCCCCCCGGATGGTGAGAATGCTCGCCTAAAAATCTGCCGAGAATAAGGCGGAGGGCTGCCAAAACCGTGCCGCGCAAATGTAACGAATTTGCAAAGCGAGGGTGCGCTGGGTGAAATCGGGGGGGGGGATGAAGGCCCACGCGGAGCGCAGTGCCACAGGTTTGGTCTGGGTGGCGGAGACGAAGGGATTCGAACCCTCGAGACCCTTCCGGGCCTACTCCCTTAGCAGGGGAGCGCCTTCGACCACTCGGCCACGTCTCCGTCGACCCGTTTAGAGAGGTCGCGCCCGGGTGACAAGGCGAAATTCACAGGTATTTCTGCATTTTTCTAGGTTGGTTTCATTTCATCTGGCTGGCGCGCGAGGCCGAGCCGCCGTGAAGCGCGCTTGGTCATGCTGCTTTGCAGAAAGATGGCTGTTGCGCTGCTTTGTATGAGGCCGTTTCCCGGGGCATGCGGAGCGGCTGTAGCAACTAACACAGGAGCGTGAATGACTTGTGAAACGCCGCGGCAATCACGACAACCACCTGATATATAACATATATTTCCGCGAAAAGCGATCCCTGCGCCGCTTAAATACCCCAGATCGCACCCAATCTCGCTGCAGGGGGCGAAACTTTAATGATCGGACACCCGTTACTTCACCACAAACGATGACATCGCAATGACGCGATTTAAGAGAAAACCAAAGGAACACATTATGAAACTTATTATGACCA